TCTCCGGTGAAGCCCAACCTAACCAAGGTAGCCAAACCACCCCGGCCAAGACAGAGGATACGGGACTGCTAACCGCCCTAGTTGGCGAGAAGCAAAAGTACAAGAGCGTCGAAGAGTTGGCAAAAGGCTATGCCAATGCTGACAGCCACATTAAGCGATTGGAAGAAGAAAACCGAAAGCTACGTGAGGCTCAAGTGGCTGCTGCCACGCTTGACGATGTTCTAGAGAAGTTGCAAGCCAAGCAAGAGGTAAAGACCGAACTTCCCGCGCAAGGTGTTTCAGCCGAGCGCATTGCTGAACTGGTGGAGCAAACTCTTACAGGTCGAGAAACTGCCAAGACCCGCGAAACAAATCTTCTAGCAGCCGACAAGCTGATGAAGGAGAAGTTTGGCGAAAAGGCTGCGGAGGTGTTCAAAGAAAAAGCAAGCACACCTGAATTGCAGCGTGTTTTTATGGAAATGGCAGCCATTGACCCACAGCAGTTTGTAGGTATGTTTGGTGGTGTTGCCGCATCTACTGGCGCAGTGGCAACATCCTCTGTGTCCACTACTTCATTTACGCCTAATAGTAATAGGGCAAACGTGGAGTGGTCTAAAGAGTGGGCAGCTAAAACTCGTAAAGAAAACCCTTCTCTTTATTGGTCCACAGAGTTTCAATCCAAACTAGCCTCTACTGTTGCTCAAAATCCTTCCCTTTATTTTGGTAACTAAGGAGACTTAATATGTCTGGTTTTAACTTTAGCAAGGTGAATGAACACCTTGTTCGTACAGAACTCTGGAGTCAAGAACTCAAGGATGTTCTACAAGAGCAACTAATTGGCACTAAGTATGTTCGCATGCTTAGTAATTTTCCTGATGGCAACTCTTTCATCATCCCTTCAGTTGGTGAAATGGCGATGCGTGAGACTAACGAAGATACGCCAGTTGTCTATGACACCATGGACACTGGTGAATTCACGTTCACCATTGACCGCTACGTAGAATCTGCTACGTTCATCACTGATCGTGCAAAGCAAGATAGCTACTACAGTGCCCAGCTTATTGGTATGTTTCCCGCGAAGATGCGCCGTGCTCTAGATGAAAACCTAGAGACTTCGGTTATGAGTCTTGCCAATACGCAAACTCTCAACAACGCCAATAGCATTAACAATGCGCCTCACCGCTTTGTTGCTAGTGGCGCCACCAACACAGTGCTATCTCTGCAAGATTTTGCTGTGGCAAAGTATGCACTGGACAAGGCCAATGCCCATGGTGCTCGTGTAGCCGTCATTGACCCCTCGCAAGAGTATGTGCTAAACACCCTTAGCCAAATTCTTGCTGCCAACGACAATCCTAAGTTTGAGGGCATTGTCAACTCTGGCTTTGTTAATAGTGTCACTGGTATGCGGTTTATTCGCAACATCTATGGCTTTGATGTCTATGTGTCAAACTTCCTTGACACTCCTACCGACACAGCCATTAACGCGGATAGCCGGGGTAGTGTAACGCTACCTGCTGCACCTGTCAGCAACATCTTCATGACTGTCGGTGGTGACCTCACTCCATTTGTCGGTGCCTATCGTCAAATGCCCCGTGTGGAATATGAGCGTAACAAAGACTTGCGCCGTGACGAATATGTCATGAATGCTCGTTTTGGTTTGAAGCTCTACCGTCCCGAGTGCCTTGTAACGGTTATCAGCCGTTCAACTGTTTAAGGAGATAACATGACCCGCAAGAGTATTTGGACCAATGCAGATGGTCTGCAAGTGGGCTTCGGCCCTAACTATTCCGACTTTGATGAAGTCGGTGCCGTTAGCAAGGATGGGCACGAGCGAGAACTACGCTTTGTGCTAGATGGTGAGAAATTTGTAGCTGGTAGCTATGTATTCAACCAGCCTGCTGTGCTTCCAGCCGGTGCCATCCCGCTATACGCCCATGTGCAAACCACGGAAGTGTTTGCTCTAGGCGGTACTACCCCGTCAATTCAAATTGGCTCTACTGGTGCTGCTACTCGTTTTGGTAGCGCCACTGAAGCCCAAGCTGAAACACTGGGTACGTACACCCTTGCAGTAACTGCCACTCCCACTACTGCCAACACCAACATCACAGTGACTCTAGGGGGCACCACGCCCACTGTCACTGCTGCTGGTAAGATGGAAGTGGTATTGGGCTATCGCCTGATTTAAGGGGCTTCGGAGGGGGCTTGTCCCCCTCCTTTTAAGGAGAATTAAGTGCCAGATATTCAGCACAGTGCAATTCCTGATGGACAAAGGCATGAGCCAAAAGGTATCTCTACAGCTTCTTCGGGGCAAGTGTATGTTGCATCAGGTACTGGCTCTGGTGTTTGGGCCACTCCAAAAAGCATTGTAAAGTTTACACCAACCATTACCGCTGCGTCTGTTCCTGCATCAACTACAAGTGAGCAAACTTTCACTGTAACAGGTGTGTTAGCCACTGATGAATTGGTAGGTGTAATTAAACCTACCCACCAAACTACTTTGGGCATTGTTAATAGTCGCATTGTAGCTAATAACCAAATTGCAATTACATACATGCATATTGGCGGAGGGGGCCCCATTACACCTACGTCAGAAACCTATTCTGTATTGGTGTGGCGATGAAACTCACTCTACTGGATATGACACAAAGTATTTTATCCGCTATGGATGCGGATGAAGTATCTGCCATTGATGAAACGGTAGAGGCTATCCAAGTTGCAGACTTGGTGAAAGAAGCCTACTTCGACTTTATGGGCCAACGCGACTGGCCCCACCTACGCACACTAGCAGCCTTAGAAGGGCTGGGAGATACTAATAATCCTACCCGTATGCGTATGCCATCAAACATGAATAAGGTGTTTTGGATTAAGTATAACAAGAAGGATGTTGCCTATCTATCCCCGGAGGAATTTACCCACATCATTGACAAGAGGACAGCCCAAACGGGCGTCATTGACAGCAATGGGTATGGTCTAAATGCAGATCCCTCCTATTGGACATCCTTTGACGACAACTTTGTTATTTTTGATAGTAGGAATAGCGTCGCAGACAACACTTTGCAACAAAGCAAATGTAAGGTATATGGTACGGTGGCCCCTAGCTGGCAACATACTAATACGTTTATTCCTGACCTACCTGACAAGTTCTTTCCTACGTTACTAGCTGAGGCTAAGGCCCAGGCATTTGTCAACCTAAAACAACAGGCCAATGTAAGGGAAGAGAGAAAAGCGCAACGTGGCCGAGTCATTATGCGCAATGAGAGTTGGCGCAATGAGAATGGCGAAGCCAAATACAACACTCGTGTTAACTATGGAAGGCGTTAAATGAACACTGGAATTGACCAAATTCTTGCTAAGAAAGCTGAGAAGGTGCAAGCTGCTGAAGAAAGGCGTAAGGAGCGTAGCGACAAGGGGGAGGTTAACCACCTCCTCATTCAGCGCGCCCCCACGGGCCTCTACCACTGCCGTTATGAAAAGGGCCCGCTTCCAGAGGAATTGAAGTGTATGTTTACTCAAAAGAGATTCATCATTGACATTTGTAAGAAACGGGACATTGCCTGGAAGGAAGCAATGTAATGTCTGCCAAGCCGGCTGTTGATGCCTCGTTTACGTTTGTTGCCGGGTTAAACACTGAGGGCGGTTACTTCATCACGCCTAAGAATAGCTGGAAAGAAGGGGACAATGTAACACCATCTACAGACGGCTCTATTACCCGCCGCAAGGCACTGGATTTTGAAGAGAATCACCAACTACATCCTCGGAATGCTTTTGAGGCAGACATTGACTTACAAGTATACGCTGTAGAGACATGGGCTAATGTAAATGGTAATGGTAACCTAGATTTTTTTGTTGTTCAAGAGGGCAACATTATTTCTTTTTATCGCAGTGCCAGCGGCACTGTAAGTGCTAGTAAACTACCTTTTGAAATAGATCTTACTACCTACCGTTGTTTTGGAAGCACCGCACAAGCAGGAGGCAGTATTATCACTTGTGCAAGTGCCTACGGCAAACTTGTCATCACTGCTGAGACTATTGACCCTATTCTAGTGTCATACAACGAAAGTAATAATGCATTTTCGGTAAAAAAACTTACGTTACGTATTAGAGATTTTACAGGTATTCGCTCTCCCGTGAGTCCCCAATCTTCCCTTTTAGAGAGTGAATGGCAAACACGGCTTTTCTGGCCCCATGCTTTGTACAATTTGTATAACCAAGGATGGGACGATGCTAAAATTGCTTCATTTAGAGCGGGTAATGCAACACGTTATCCAGCTAATACACAACAATGGATTTATGGAAAAAACAACAGTGGTGATTTTGATGTAAACGTGTTGTCGAAAGTAGATTTTGGTACTACTATTGCCCCAAAAGGCAGATTTGTTTTGGATGCTTTCTATCAAGACAGAGGTGCCGCAACTATAACTGTTGCTAATATAGCACCTCTTGCAAGTTCTGTCCCGTTAACTCCTAACATTAACGATTCTTACATTTACCCATCCTAAAATATGAGCGGATTTGTCGGACCTATACAGTATGCAATTCCAGTAAACTATGATGTGGCTCGCCCGAAGGTTTGCGCCTTCTTTGCTGGGCGCATTTGGTATTCAGGAATTCTTAGCGGAGAAAAGCTAGGGTGGGTGTTGTTCAGTCAAGTGCTGGATGATATTAGTAATGTTGAGAAGTGCTACCAAACCAACGATCCTACCAGTGAAATTTTTAGTGACTTGCTGGACAGTGACGGAGGCGTCATTCAAATTCCTGATGCTGGTGAAATTGTGTCGCTGGCCCCGGTGGGTAAGGCATTGTTTGTATTTGGCACCAATGGTGTATGGCAAATTATTGGTGGGGATAATGGATTCACTGCTGCTAGTTACAGTGTTGAAAAGGTTAGTAGTGTCGGATGTTTGTTTCAGAAAAGTGTAGTAGTTGTAGAAAACTTTATCTTCTATTGGAGTGT